CGTATATTAAAGCAACAATTGGCTTATCATATTTTGCGTCAAAGCAAATAATCCTCGCCTTTCTTCCATCTCTTGTGCAGACTGGCTTGCCAGCTTTGGCTGCTTCAAGGTCAAATTCTTTTAGGTTCAGTTCCTTTTCTTCCATATTTTCTTTGTTTTGTTTGATTTCTACAAACATTTCATTTGTGAGGCATGAATATGCAGGATAATGATTTATATAGTAACTCAATTTGCAGTTTCTTGAAAAATTATCATAAAAAGCACAATGATCACAAAGAGCATCAGGGACCTTTATTTTCTGGTATGATTTATTCTCTATCCTAATAGGCTCTCCGACCTTTTCAAGTTTCTTGAAGATTACAGATTTACTGTCACTTCTATAAGTTCCACTACATTTATCAAGTTCGCAATTACCAACAGCACTAAAAGCACATAATTCACAAACAGTGGCACAATCATATTGTTTTGGTTGCTCTACACACTGATACCACTCACCGTTGTACTCAAATATTTCTCCTACTTGTCTTTCCATGATTATATTTCATTTTAAATCGAATATCTTGCTTGAATCCCTAATAGAATCAATAGACATCTTGGCACTCAATTGCTTCATAAATTCAGCAAAATCCATCGCCCGATTCCAACTAGACCATCTATGAGTAATCTCTACTAGTTCAAAAGCATTTAGTAATACCAATTTTTCGTTTTTCTCTCTCAGATCATTTACCGCATTTCTTACTCTGTGATAAAATTTGTCATTATATCTTTTTGCGTTATATGGTTCCGCACCTTCTCTTGGTTCAATACTACGATATTTAACCGAAAACGAAGGAAGTTTATCTTCGCACATTGCATTATATACATCACTCTCCACCGGTCCATATGGCATAGCATAGAAATTATCGAATATGTCTAAAAGGTCATCGCCTCCATCTTTCTTAGGAGCAGCAGCCAAAAACAGCAGTTTCATGGCTTTAAGTTTAGAAAACGGCTCGTTTTTTAATTCTTCATGAGAATCTCGCCACTCCTCAAAAAGTTGGAGCATATAATCAAATGCCTCTATTTTATCTATTCCCATTTCTTTACCAGTTCGAAATCATAAACAAAGCACCACGGATTACTTTCCCATGTGCCTTTACCGCTTATTTTATCAATTATAATTTCATAGGCATCTTGTGGCCTGCAATAAGGTTGCTTATCATTTGGAACATAGTAGGCGTCCATAAAATGAGTATCTGCACTACCACATTGTCCTTTTATTATTCCCTCTTTCAAACAATCTTCATCGGTAATATCCTGCAATCTCTCCACTCTTACAGCTGTTATCCAGACATGGTGAGGCATTAGCTCCGGCTTCACATACATTTTATTCGTCCAGCCTGCACCGTTTGGGAATAAATTAGGATTGCACTCATCATTGTAAAAGGAATTGTAGCTTTGAGCAACAGCTACGATTTCACCTACTTTATACGGGAGTCGGAATATACTGCCTCCTTCCAGCTTTGCTCCATAACCACAGATCTCACAATAAACGCTACCACCTTCGTTGACAACCAAACTCATGGGTTTGTCCTTCCAATATTTACGATGTACAGCAGAACAGTCCTCCGGTTGTGGATTCATTATCCGCCTTGTCTGCGTCTTTCTACCTTCAAGCACGGCTTGTGTGAGTCCGTATTTATCATTGAACATGATTTTCTTCATATTTCAATCTCCATTGATTAGATCCAAATTACAAATACATAATCGCTATTAACTGTACGATTTATATCATTAGTCTCATAAAGCGAAGCCACTTTAATAAGTTTTGACTTGTTTTCTACTTTCCGTATCATAAATTCCTCCTTGTTTTTTACATTATTATTTCTGTTTATCCAATTTTTTTTCCTTTTCTTTCATGGATTATCTATTTTAATCATCTAACTATCTTTTTTTATATACATAAATTTAATATCAGACTTTTCTCTCATTTTTTTTATTTCTTCGATAATAACTTTTCTAATAAACCAGCGTCCACCTGTAAGAAAATAATTTAAACCGCTTACTATTTCTGACTCATATCTCGTTCCTTTATAGATAACTCTATAATAACCACTCCATCCACGATCATGATATTCAAAATTTTTTAGAATATCATTCCTTAATCTTTTCAATAATTTAATCTTCATATCTTATTCCTCCTTTATATAATCTTTCATGAAACAAATCCAGTGTGTATTAGATCGTTTACCGGATATATGCCCGAATATTGGTTTTTCAGGTGTGAGCTTCAAAATTTCAGAAACCTTGATGTCGGTCTCGTTCCATTTGAAAATTAAAAATCCTCCGGGTTTCAGTACTCTAAAACATTCTTTAAATCCCTTTGCCAGCATATCGCGCCAATCTGAATACAGAGCCCCGTATTTAATTTGTTGGTAGCCTGTTGGCATTGTTTTTTCATTCAAACTTCCGTACATGTCTGCCATCTTTGATTTTCCAACATTCCTTAATAAGTGAGGCGGATCGAAAACTACCATTGAAAAAGATTTATCCTCATAGGGCATATTTGTAAAGTCGGCTTGTATGTCGGGACTTACTTCAAATAATCTACCATCGCATAAATGAGTAGAGACCTTTCGAATGTCTTGAAAAAGAACTCTTTCGTCGTGTTTGTCGAAGTAGAACATCTTTCCCCCGCAACAGGCATCTAATATCGTTTTTCTCATTACCTATCAATTTTTCTCATTAACTTCAATAAGATGACTGTCTATTTCCTCTATAACCTCAATAGCCGCTTGTAAGAATGCCTTATTAATTGTACGGATATATCCTGATCCGAACTTACCCATCTTGTATTTGTCTGCCGTAAAAACGATATATTGCTTTGCAAACAGAATGTTGATACAGCATTTTAATTGTCCTGCTCATTGCTCTCCTCCTTTCAGTAGTTCGGGGTTGTCGTGGATGTTGCCGAGAACGTAAGAATCAAAATAAATCCTTCTTAATGGAACAGGTTTGTTTGAACTACCAATCTGACGGTATTCAAACACGCCATTTTTAAAATAGACTTCAAACTTGGGTTCATACGCTTTAACTTGAAATATGTCACCCTCGTAGATTTCTTTTCCGTCGGCGTCATACAGCCCCGTAAACTGACCTATCGTTTCTCCACGAACATCGTATCTAATCTCTTGATTGTTTTTGTAATCTACGATTTCGCAATTACCGCTATCGTCAATTATCAGATTGCCGTAAGCCCATTGCCCGTTATCGAATCGTTTTCCACGAAATTTAATTGTCCTGCTCATTGCTCTCCTCCTTTCATAAGTTCGATTTCTCTCATACTACCATGATTTTTAATTTATTGAAATAAACTGACTTGTATTCTTTTCAAAACTTTCTCGTTTGCGTCGTTATAGAATTGCTTGTTGACCTCGAAGCCGTATGCCTTTCTTCCCAATGAGGCTGCCGCATACAGGGTCGTGCCGCTTCCTGCACACGGGTCGATGACAACATCGCCCTTGTCCGTGAATATCTCTATCAACCGTTTGAGGAGCGGGACAGGTTTCTGGCAAGGGTGGCATTTGGGCGTAGTGTTGTCCCTTACCCAGTCGAAGCAGTTGAATATCATTCTCCCGTTGTTGTTGAATTTGGGCAACTTGTCCCGATAAAGGATAAGACCATATTCGCAGTTGCCGACGACCTTCATGTTTGCTTTCAACACTTGCGCCGAGAAATCCTTGCGGAAAACCAGCGGTATGTAATGCATGAGTCCGTATTTGCGGCCTAACTCTATGAATTTGAACTGTTGTTCGTACTCGCAGAACAGTATCATGCAGGGGGACTTGCCGGCTTCTTTCGGCTCCTTGACGAGCATTTTTGAACAGAAGTGCATGAACTCTGCCGGACGGAACTCGCTGTCGGACGAAAAGAATTGTTTGCCTGCCAATGCGCTCTCGCCGTTCTTGTTGTCTCCGTCGATATACCATGCGGGGTTGCTGGCGTAGGCATTATTCGCCAAATTATACGGTACGTCGGCTATAATCAGCTGGGCTTTGGGCAGCCCATAAACCTTATAATTCTGGAACGAATCGTTGTAAAGCTCTATGTCTTTCATACTTAACTTTCCTTTTTGCTGTATTTGTCGATAATTTCTTGAATCTGACCGGGTGTCGCTTTCTCCCTTTCACGTAACTCCCATTCCCGTTTCCTTTCCTCCTGCCTTTTTTTGTCTTCATATAACCGCAATAGATCCTCCCTGTCAGAATTAAATTTTTTCAATGAATGTATCACTGTACCCGGAGTAAAAGTGCCGAAAAATCGATCGTATTTGTCTTGTTTGAATCGCAGGAAGAATACCATGAACTCGGTGAGTTTTAAATGGCCATAGCCTAAGATAATTGTCCGTGCCAGTTCGATAAAATCTGCTGGTTCCATGCCATTTCGAACTTTTGAAAATTCAGCGAGTTCAAAGAGCTGTATAGATAGCCATGATTCAGCTACGCTATCTCCAAATGTCCGGGCAACTCTTGAAATACTCGGTGCATGGCCGGTGAAGCAACGCTCCTCGTTTTTGCAGTATTCCGTCTGCTTGTCGGGGCTAAAAAGGCAGAGCAGATTCTCCCCCGTCTTGTAGGCTGCCAGTATCTCCTGCTGCCAGCTTGGCGGTGATGGCTTTTGCAAACTCTGCATATCGCTCCTGTTTAGTCTTTCCGGTAGCAGCTCTTCTATTTTTTTCATACTTTTTCTCGTTGTTTGCCCATGTGGCGAGCCGCTTGGAGAGCTCCCATGTGGGCTGTTTCTCGAATCTCATTTTCGTTTGGGAGGCGTTCATCTCCGACCAATAGTCGAAGAATGCCCGAAGCATTTCTTTCCCGTACTTGTCGGCATAAGGGATAAGGGAATGATAAAAGGATTCTTTCCTTTTGAGTGTGGCGGCGGACGCCGCTTTTTTCTTTATACTCTCGTTAGAGAGTATTTCTTTTTTATTATCCTTTTCCTTATCCTCTCCTATTCCTGCACTGATTGTTCCGTGATTATTCACTGATTGTTCAGTGATTTTTTGCAACTCATTGAAAATAAACTCTTTTGGCACATTCAATTCCTCAAAATTCGGCCTGTTTATTACTTGATGACGACTGAAATTAGGCAGATAGTAGAATTCCTCTTCCTTATAAGAGAACAGACTAATAAATCCATTTATCAGAAGCTCTTTACAAAACTTGTTGAATTGTTGAAGTTGAATTTGGTCGTATGGGAATATTTTCGATTTGAGCCAAATCGGATCGGCAATTATAGTTCCGGCATCGTCGCAGAATGTCCACATGCCTACGTATAGGAGACGGGCATCCCGGCTAATCTTCCCTATTTTTGCATCGTCCCAAAACTTGGGCTTTATGGTTCTAATACGTGCCATAATTTTTTATTTAACCATGCATTTCTTCGGAAATAGCGAGTTGTCTTTTAGAAAGCCTTGCCAATGAATTGTAAATTCCTTCATTAACATTTTTCCATGATTGTATGTCATCAGAATATTCGTCTACGAACCCTAATGAAAACTTTCTTATATAATTGTATATTTCAAAATTTGTAAGCCCGGAGCATCTCATATCATTTATGGAGATATTTATTAATTCCGGATATTCTTTATGCTCTTCATAATGGCAACTTTCACATAACGTTATAAGTTGGAAATCTTCATATTCCCATATATGCCTACCCGGTATATAAATAGTGTGATGAACATGAAGTGTTTCTTTATTATTGCCACATATTTGACATGTAAAATTATCCCTGTTTAATATTTCCAACCTACGTTTTTGCCACATAGGGTCTTTTATTTCTACCGAGTAATCAAAAATTTTATTTTTCATATATCACTTTTTTTTGAAAATGCCCACCCGTTAAGTGTCTTGTGCTTGTCAATCTCACCTGATTTACATAGCTCGTTTATCTCGGATTTGAGTGACCGGATAACCACCGACTGTATTTCGGTAAAGCTCGCTATGGAGGGCTCCTTGTTATGCCTTCTCTTTTCCTCGACTATCGAGGCGATGATGTGCTTGATGTCTACCATACGGCTTGTTTCTGTTGTTTTTCACGCAAAAATTTGTTGATGAAGTAGATTTGACCTTTACCGGTTACCTTCGTAGTGGTCGTTACCAGTATTGTGCCGTCGGGCTTGTTGATGATCGTTTTCTTTATCTCGAAGAGATTCATCTCCATAGCCCGTTGGGTGGGTAGGTTGTAATTCTCGCCGGTCTTACAGAGGTAGCCCTCATCTCTCAATAATTGGAACAATCTGTTTTGCCCTATCTTGATTCCGTTTTGATTGAGGATTTTTGCCAGCTCTCCAATGAGGCAGGAGCGTTGCGATGTCTCCACCGCCTCGGCAAACAGGACTTTGGGGCGGTTGGCTTCTATCATCTTCTGCTGTTCTTCTATTCGGGCTTGTTGTTCGGCAGCCAACAAGAGGGCTTCACGGAAAGAGCCGGGGACGTGGTGTCCTCCGCTTTTTATCATCTCCTCCATTTGGTTGAAGGCGTTGATGTAGTCAAGTTTGAATTTGAGAGCCTTTTCGCCGGTGAATCCCATAGCCAGCAATGTGAAGCCGTCACGGTTCATGACATACATGGGGGCTTTGCGTACTGCTCCTGTACCGTTGTTTAAAGGCACATCGTACTCAACCAATGCGAACATTTTTACAAGTTGTTGATTATCAGTTTGCAGGGATTTTTCCTTTCTAACTAATAAATTTTGAATTGCTTCTAAAACATACGAATGTCTCTTTTCAAATTTCTCAGCAATTAAAAGACTGTTAGTTAACACTTGGCCGTTATGGCCTTTGAATACAAGATTGTTCATGGTTGTCATATCATTTGTTTATTTTAGATTCTCATTTCAATCGAAAAGTGTTTTTGGCTTTTCATCGGGAAGAAACAGCCCATTTACAGCTAATACCTTTCTCATCGCTTCTCGATAAGTAACGCCGTTGTTCGTATAGTTCATGAAGTGATTGTACATCTTGGGGTACAACTCATAGCAAAGTTGAAGCCTATTGTCGTCTTTGAATTGACAACCATATCCGCAGAACATACAGCCTGTTCGTTTTGCCCCTTTATGGTATATATCTGCAATTTTCAATCCCCTCTCTCTTATGTATGCCCAAATGTCATCTTCAAGCCAAATTGATAGAGGCTTTGAATTGGTTGTATCGTCAAATTGATTACAACCACCAGCTTGTAAGTATTTCATCTGACGCTGAATGCTTTCAGATGCCATTTCTCCGCTTATTGGAAACAACCCGCTTGTTATATGATATTCATGAAATGGCTTTTTCTTTAATTGATTACAGCATTTTTCGCTTACATCAAACTTTTCGTCAATCAAAAACATCCATTTCTTCGCCAACTTAAATATACTATGACGTTTTACTACAAAATTTTCAAAAACTTTGCCATCTGGTTTTTTTCTCACCTTACCTATTATAGCAGATGTTGATTTACTGATAAGTGGGAATCCGTATTTTTCAAATACCTGTGCTGGCTTTAATGTTGGATATATAATCTCAATGTAATATCCTTCTGTGTTTTTAAGCTCTCGGACGAACCTTACTATATCGGGATATTCATTGCCCGTATTACAGAAAACAGCCTTTATATCGGGTTTGACGATACGGCATAAATCAAGTAATACGGTACTGTCCTTTCCGCCACTGAACCCAACGTAAACCTGACCGTTTAGACGTGATACGAATTGGTCTATCACACCGAGGCTGTGGTCTATCTTTTGGCGCAGGGTCCAGCTTTGTCGCTCTCTTAATTCTTTCAAGTCCATATCACTTATTAAAGTTTGATTCTACAACCTTGTATTTAATGGGCAATCCGGAGCAGGTGATAGCGAGCAGGGCAGAGTCCCTTTCTTCTTGGTTGCTGCGACTCGCATTGAACGCTATGCCGCTCATCTGGCACAACCGCTTCAATTCTTCATGGGTGATCTTGCCGTCTTTCCCTTGCCAGCACTTGCGCAACGGGGATTGCTCCATGACTTGTATTCCGTAATGCCTCAGCATTTCGACTATCTTGCGACCGGTCTCTTGGTTGCGACCTACATGCTCGCCTTTCTTGGCTGCGCTCGCCCGTGTGTCTTTCGGTGACAAATGCCAGTTGGATTTGTTTTTCCAACCTGCCTCGACATATACCGCCACTCGTTCATCGTTTTTCTTGCAGTGCTCATGAAGTTTTTTTATGCCCTCTACCAACAAGGGGAATGGGCAAACACTCATCTCCATTTTCATTTTCCTTGTGTCCAATACGGAGTAGCCGCTGCGCTCAACGTCGGGGTCTATCCCTATCAATACATCGTATTTGTGTTTTCGGTTGTATGTGGCCTGTTCTTCCATTATATTGTATCTTTTTCTTTTTTGTTCGGCAGGCGGGACTCGAACCCGCAACTGTATATTCGCTCCTTATACTCGACTTATACTGCTCTCCCATTTGAACCACTGCCGATACCAACTAAAACACTTATGGCTAATTTCTCCCCGCAGTTCCTACTACCGTATGGTGCTCGACCACGTACCCGGCTCGGCTTGCGGGAATTCCAACATTATGTCTTATATCAGGTCTATGATTTTGGTTTTCACGATTCCGTCCAAACGCATGTCGTTAAGGCCTTGTCTCATGTGTTCCTGCATGAGGCGGTTGGCTTCGGTGATGTCTTTGGCACAAACGAGGTTGTAGTACTTCGTTTCCTTTTCATTGCCGTTGTCGTCGATGAATATGTCTATCAACGTGGCTTTGTAGAAGGGCTTGTCTTCTTCCTTTTCGTTGACTATCTCGACGACATTCGAGCGGGTGATAGAGAATACATCGCAATTTCCGTTGTATTGTTCCAGTCCTTTGGCTTCGGCCTCGGCAAATAGTTCTACATCGGTGATGAAGTGTTCGACGACTTCTTTCATCTCTCCTTTGCTGTTCTCTTTTTCTACTTTCAGTTTGATTTCGTAAAACATCGCTTTTATTTTTTATCGGTTAAAACTTCTTTTAACTTGGGAGTCCTTGCTGCATTACTGCGGACAGCCCAGTAGCTATCCTTTGCCAGTTCTGCGAGCACATCGACGGGCATGTTGGGATTACTCGCCGCATTACTGCGGACATCACAGTCGCTATCCTTTGCCAGTTTTGCGAGCACATCGA